TCAACTTTGCCGCTACTGCCCGTGAGATCATGGGTCTGATCGCTGAGGGGACGATCTGACAAGTGGCACAAGGGGGACTGAGATCCCCCCGCTGACCCTCTAGACTAATCACATCAACCAAACGACCCGAACGATGAACGGCTACGCCAACTACGAAACCTGGAACGCTGCCCTCTGGATTGGCAACGATGAGTTTCTCTACAACACCGCCAAAGCGTGTGTGACCTACTGTGCCGATTGGGAGACCCCTTGGGAGAAGTTCGTTCGCTGTATGGTGGATGGCATGATCGGCCGCTTCCTAGGTGCCACTGGTGACGGTGTGGCATGGAACGATCCTGCTATCGATGCCGACGAGATGAACCAGATGATGGCCGATCTCTGAACTGGCACAAGGGGTCACCACAGACCCCACCCTGACCCTGTAGACTAACAGCATGAACAAAACCAAGATGACCCACGAACAACTCCTCGCCAAGGTGATGGCAGACTACACCGCCAAGGTGATCAGAGAGGAGCGCCAGCGTCAGGCAATCCGGGACGCCGTGGCAAACGGGACCTATCAGGCACCCGAGGGTCAATTCGGGACCTGGCACATCAGCGACCGTGACTGAGGCGGGATGCCTCTAGACTAACCACAGATCAAACGACCTGACCCCATGCCCGGATTTGCCCCCTGCTCTGACCTTGCCACCCGCCAGATCAAATGGATTGGCCGCGGCGATCAAATCAAGAACGACTGCCGCCCTGGTCAGTATATCGCCTGGGGCATCTCTGCTGTCAGCATCGCCGCCCAGTATGCTGACGCCTACGCTGATGAAGTGACCGCCCCCACCTTCGGTTGATCATGACAGACAAGCAACTTAAGCGCCTCGCCCTGGCCAACGAATGGACGCTAGCTCGCAGGGGCAAGCATGAGACATGGCGACGGGGACAGGCAGAGCAGATCATCATCCCATACCGCCCGAACGAACACACCGCCCGCCTGATCGCCAAGAGGATCACAGCGGCGGCAGTCTGAGATCCTACCACGCCCCCGCCATCGGGGGCAGTTTGACAGTTATTGTATGCCGTTATCGTTATACCGTGGCGGCCGAGCGGGTCCCATATCGTACCTCCCCTAACCTACAAAAGTATCCAGACGACCGATAAATATCTTTGAAAATGGTTTTTTGAAAACCTCGAAAAATAAAAAATTTCCCCAGAAAAAAATCATGCAAAAACCCGACTTTGAAAACTTCGATAGTATTTTAAATGACTTTGATGCTTTCTGTGACGAGTTTGAAACGAGAGCAGCAGAAGCATTCCTAAGAGGAGACCAAAATGATGGAAGAGTTACAAGAGCAGCAGCAGAAGTTGGAGAAAGCACTCCTAGTGCTGTCCGAGAGGTTGCAGAACCTGGACCAACGGATCTCGCAGTTGGAGCGCCCTACGTTGATGTATCGTCGTCCAGCATCTAAAGACTATGAAAGTCTTTCAGATACATTAGATTATCTACATAATAATGTCGAAGGAATTAAAAAAGATTTAGTAAGAGTAGCTACTGCAGTCTAATGCCAAACATCGTAGGACCAGAAACAGTTGATACTTCAAGTACTGAAGGAAATTGTCTCTATCCAGCAAGACCATTAGGAGGAACACCCTTTGTTTCCCCTAATGTAAGAATGGAAGGACAACAAGTTAAAATTTATAATTCTCTCAACCTTCCTGCTTCTGTTGCGGGAATAAAAATCAATCCAGTAATTCCTGTGCCATGTCAACCGGGCATACGAAGAATTGAACCAGTCATTAACGATAGTGTGTTCATTAATGGTCAACTTTTCGCAGTAACTGGTGATGAAGCAGATTTGGTAACTGGAGGAACAACACCAAGAACCTTGACAGGACCGTTCAGTTATCCTACAATACAGATTGGTACACAACTAGGAAATTCATAATATGTCGAAAGCAAAAGGTGGTCTGGTCAAAACTGGTTACGTCGAAGGTGCGCCGAAGAAAACTCGTCAAGGTCGTTCAAAGAATACCAGTCTGAGTTCTACGGCACGTAACGGACGTAAGAAGCGTTATCGCGGTCAAGGGAGATGATGAAGAACCTTTTATACATTTCTCAGGATAAAGAAATGGCACTCATTCAGGAGATGTCATACAAAATCAAAATGTCTGATTGGGATATTCACCCAAGCAAGACATGCTTTTTGTGTGTTTCTCCTGATTATTCCGGAATTGTAACTCAGCATCTCTCTCACTCATTATCGATGGGTAGAGAGATTTTTCATATTGAAGCAGTTAACGTTCCCTTTCCCGACGAAAATCCTCAAAGGTACATCATCGATTTTCGCGTGAATTACCAGGAATGGTGTGAGCGTTGGGAGAATTTTGTTCTGATTGAGGCAGGCGTCATTCGTGGGGGGAACTATACTTGGATTACTGAGGGAATGAGAAAGACTTCTCCGAACAGATATTACACAGTAGCATTATGTGAGAATATTGGAAGCACATACAAGAGTAATATGGTTTCCATGTATTATGATGATAGCAAAGAAGATTTACATTTCTGGTGGGAGAAGCCAAACAACCACTGGACCTAAGCGCCGAACGCGGGATAGAAACCCCGTAAAAAGTTCTGTTTCACCTTCTATTCATAGGAAAAACAATGGGACTACATCCAGTCGATAAAGGTAATGAATTTGTTGAAAATGGAATGACGCTGATTACTGAAACTGACAGCGACAAATATCTAAAACTTGTAAAGAAAAGAAAAGACGAGTTATACTCAATTCCAGAAGACCGTTACAGTAAACCCTGTGGTGGTTCTGGAGGGTTTGATGACTTTGTTGAACGTTGGCACGAGTGAATAAATAATAGCAGCCTCGCTGTGTCTAAATGCCCGAATTTCAGACGTTCAAGGATTTGAGCGTTACTTTTAAGAAGCATCCAGTTACTGGTGATCTTGTCACAGTAAAGGATAAGGCTGCGATTACACAATCGATCGTCAATTTGCTTCTTACAAATAAGGGTGAGAGATTATTCCAACCAGAAATTGGTTCCGGAATTTACAATACATTATTTGAACCATTAGATTATGGTACTGCCGGTATTATACGATCTGCTGTAATTGACGTTCTTGAGCGTTATGAACCAAGAATTGCTGTGAGTAAAGTAATCGTTTTACCAGATTTTGATACAAATGGTTATTCAGTCGAAGTAACTTACGTAATTCGTGGTAGAGAAGACACACCAGTAGCAGTCGAATTCTTCTTAGAGCGTACTCGATAATGCCTTACACTCAATTAGCTAATCTAGATTTTACGGACATTAAGAATGCTCTGAAAGATTATCTTAGAGCACAGTCCGATTTTACTGATTATGATTTTGAGGGTTCGGCATTATCGAACCTACTCGACGTACTTGCCTACAATACCTATTACACGGCGTTCAACACCAACATGGTGGTGAATGAACTGTTCATCGATTCTGCCACCTTGAGGGACAACGTAGTGGCGATTGCGAAGCAATTAGGGTACAGACCAAAGAGTGCAACTGCACCAACTGCTTACGTTTCATTTACTGTCACATATACTAACCCAACAACAGATACACAGTTAATTCTGAAGAAAGGAACTGGATTTGTTGCTTCATATGATAATGTTCTTTATCAGTATGTCGTATTAGATGATGCGAAGGCACAAGTATCCAACAACACGGCTACCTTTACAAATGTTCCTGTGAGAGAAGGAACTCAACTCACTAATACATTTACAGTTAATACTGCATTAGCATCCCAAAAGTTTATTCTCGATAACTCAAATATCGATACAAATACAATCCGAGTTAAAGTATTTCCTTCTGGAGGTTCTTTCTCTGAACCATACTTGGTTTCTGATAACATTCTTGGAGTAGATGGCAATTCAAAGATCTTCTTCTTGAATGAAATTGAAGATGAAAGATATGAAATCATTTTTGGCGATGGAGTTCTTGGTAAAAAATTAGAAAATAATACTGTTGTTGAAGTAACTTATCTGGTAACTTCTGGACCAGCATCAAATGGCGTGAGAACATTTGTTTTCTCGGGTGTTCTAGAAAATCAGGATGGAGCAACTCCTGGTGGATTTACAGTTACTATTAATTCCACTCTTGCTTCATCTGGCGGAGAAGAAATTGAATCGACTAAAAAAATTAAGTTTAATGCTCCAAAGTCATATGGTACTCAAGATCGTGCCGTAACTTCACAAGATTATTCTGCAATTGTTCGCAACATTTATCCATCAACGAGTGATGTGATTATTTTTGGTGGAGAAGATCAAGTTCCTCCTCAATATGGCAAAGTCTTTATTGTATTGAAGCCAAGAGATGCAGCATACCTAACTTCAATCACAAAGAACGAAATTGTTGCACAATTGAAGAGATACGTTGTTGCTTCTGTAGAACCTGTACTTGTTGACCCATCAATTCTCTATGTTGAGATTGATAGTAAGATTTATTATAACAGTCAGATCACAGATCAAACTCCGGCACAAATTCGGGATAAAGTAATTGGCGCATTACAGACATATATCGAAACATCTGATACAGAGAAATTCAACGGAAAGTTTAGACATAGTAAAACTGTAGGTGTAATTGATGACGCAGATAAAAGCATCAATTCGAATTTAACTTCTGTAATCATGAGGAAAGACTTCTATCCTCAGTTGAATTCTACGTTCTATTATGAGATCTGTTTCCAGAATTCTTTTGATGAAGATTGTGATGATCCAGTACTATCATCAACCGGTTTTAGAGTTACTGAGTACCCCAATTTTGATGTCTATCTTGAAGATAGGGGGGGCAAAATTGTCCTATATAGACTAGACGCTATAACTGGTGAAAAGATTGTCCTAGATAGGGAAGTTGGCGATATTGATTATGTAAAAGGCGAGTTAAAAATGTATGATTTAACTATCATCAAAGGAAGCTTTTTTGATAACAGAATTTCAGTTAGAGTAAAACCACTGTCTAATGATATCAAGGCGGTCCGAGAGGTTTATCTTGACGTTGATATAGCAAATTCCACGTTCGTTGCGTACAAAGAGTAAGTAGATGGCAGTAAAGACCAAAAGAATTTCTACTCTTATTGAGTCACAACTTCCAGAGTTCATTTCGTCGGAATACGAACTTTTTGGGAAGTTTGTAGAAAAGTATTACGAATCTTTAGAAGTACAAGGTGGAACGCTCGATATCATCAGTAACGTCCAAAAATATTTGGATATTGATTTTTATGAGAAGAACCTACTGAAGCAAAACGATATTCTTGTTTCTAGTATTTCTTCTTCAGAAACAACTATTTCACTAATTGACGCAGGTTCATTTCCAGAAAAGAATGGATATGTAAGAATTGGTAGTGAAATCATTTTTTATGCGACACGAAATGGTAATCAGTTGCTAGATTGCTCTAGAGGTGTAAGTGGAAACACAACTCTTGGAGATCTTTATAACTCTTCAGATTTTCAAAGCACAGAAGCAGTATCGCATGTTTCTGGTGAAATTGTTTATAATGTGAGTAATTTGTTCTTGTATGCTTTTGTCAAGAACTTTGAGACACAATATCTTGGATCTTTCCCAGAAAAGTATCTAAGAGGTGAAGTTGATAAAAGAACTCTCATTAAAAATATTCAGAAATTTTATAAAGCAAAAGGAACTGATAGCTCTATAAAATTCATTTTTAACACGATTGTATCCAGAGATGTTAATAACAAACCATCTGTATATAATCCAAGGGATTTCACCTACAAGGCATCGGAAGCAGATTGGATCAATATCTATGCCCTAAAGGTTAAAGTAGTATCCGGCAACCCAAAAACGTTAATTGGAAAACAGATTATTCAGTCTCCTACAGATGAATATGGATATGCTTCTGCTACTGTAGATAATGTTTTTGCTGCAGGGACGTTTGATGGGGAACAGATTTGGAATATTGTTCTTGCTCCAGAAACAGTTAACGGACTGTTCTCGATTTCCACTAAAACACGCCTCGAAAAAGACTTACAGGCATCTAGTGGATCAGGCAATAGAATTGATGTGTTTTCTACTATTGGGTGGGAAGCAACTGGTGATGTTTTGATTGGCGAAGAAAGAATTTCATTCATCGATAAAAATATCACTCAGTTTATAATCGATGAAAGAGGAGAAATTCCTGTACTTCATTCAGAAGGTTCAACTGTATACAAACCAGTTATCATTCAAGGTTCTGGCGTATCTTTATTAACTCTTGGTGTCGTTTATAACCTATCTCCTGCAGATACACATCCGTATGCTTCAGTTGGAGATCAAATTCAAATCTCACAACCAGGATTTGAGACTGCAGATCCAAAAATTGTTAGAACTGGCACAAACCAAGTAAGATGGATTTTGGGAGATGGAGATCCTGTATTCTCTCCAACAAATACTACCGTTTCCACTTTATTAAACGAAGTATCTACTGATGTTTCTGCTATTTTTGAAGACGATCAATACTACTACGTTGCGAGTTCTAGTTATCCATCATATAAAATTTTGGATGGATCTGTAGTAACTCAAGAAGCAAAAGATCAAAAGATACTTCGTATTATCCGAAAGGAAGCAACCAAGACTACAGAAGTTTATAAAACTCCAAAAAGAGATGTTGGTATTCTATTAAATGGAACACCAATCTTTGGCTTTAGAGATGAAGAAAGTATTCGTTTTGGTCTCTTAGAAGAAATTGCTATTGATAATCAAGGAACCGGATATGCAAAACCACCTTTTGTTCTTCTTGATGGTGTTCCAAACCAAGCAAGAGCAGTTCTATCAGGTCAAGTCGTCGAAAGAATTATAGTTGACACAAACACAGTTTTTCCAAGAACTCCAGAAGTAACAATTACATCCGGAAGAGGAGCATCAGTTAGAGCTGTTGTAACTGGTGGAAAAGTTACAAGTTTAGTTATCGACAATCCTGGTGAATTTTACTCTTCGCCACCAATTGTAAGAATTAGAGATAATGCTGGCAGAGGAAGATTTGCTGATTATACTGCCACCGTTAATACTGATGGAAGAATAACTGGGTTCGTAAAACGAGACGAAGGAAATTTTTACGATCAGAATACAGTAATTGTAGATATTATTCCAGTAGGTCAAGGTGCAAGTGGAACACCATATTTGAAAGAATGGAACAAGAATAGATTTGTTAAACTATCCAGTACATTAGATACAGAATATGGATACTTGTTTGAGAATTATAACCCAGTACTTAAATATGGATATGGTCATGTAGGAAACCCAAAGGCACTTAGGGTTGCTTTAAATGATAACTTAAACGGAGCTGGAACAGAACCGTCAACCAAAACTCACTCTCCGATTATTGGATTTGCATATGACGGCAATCCAATCTATGGTCCTTTTGGTTATCAAGATCCTTTAAATCAACAGTCATCTATTGTTAGAATGACATCTAGTTATTCGTTGAATAACAATCGTCCAAAAGGACCATCAACTAGAACATATCCTCTAGGAACTTTTGTAAACGATTATCGTTATGTTCACAAAAGTGGAACTCTTGATCAAAATAATGGAAGATTTTGCGTAACTCCAGATTATCCAAATGGAACTTATGCTTACTTCTTGACTATCGATAGTAATCAGGTCCCACAGTTTCCATATTTTATTGGAGAGAATTTTTACTCTCTTCCAGTTGATAGTAACTATAATTCCGATATCAATCAAAATGATATTCCAAAGAAATCTAAGAGACTATTTTCTGATGGAATGCCGGAGAATGGCGAAGGACTAATCGCTCAAATTGCTGAAGTAAAATCTGGCGTTGTTGATGGCGTAACTGTAGTAAGTTCATCTAATAATTTTTCGGTTAATTCAAAAGTTTATTTCGATAATTCTAGAACAGAAGGTAAGGATACTGAAGTTATTATATCTTCAGTAAATGGCAAACCAGTAAATTACTTACAAAGCAAAGAAAATAAAGTTGTTCAATTAACTACAATTCAGAGTGCTTACTTATTTGCTAATGATACATTAAGACAACCTGCTTCTGGTGCATATGGAGAAATCGTAGGAACTGTTGCAAACGATAATGTAATTGTATTGAAAAACGTTTCCGGTACTTTCAACACTACCGGTACCTTTTCTGCTGATATTAAGACGTTTTCAATACTAATTGATCAAAATAGTAGCTACACTAAGGGAGCAATTCTTTCATTAACTGATGGTATAAATCCAGCAATTGCTACAGGCGAAATACTAGAAGGTACATCAAGTCAGAATATAGTAAAAATTAAAGTTTTAACAGGAACTTGGATAGTTGATCAAGATTACTTCATACAATCAAGTAATTTATTCAATACTTCCGGATCCAGAATTATCAGACTTACATCTCTAAGTGATAATTTAGAACCATTTGATGTAAATCAAAATGTTGCTTTGATTGAGACAACACAAGAACATGGATTGGGTATTGATGATGAAGTCAATATTGAGGTATTTCCAAATGATGCGACCAAGACAAAGACATATTACTTGAGAAAGAGACTGTATCAAACAGTAAAATTTGTAAGTCCTGAATATACTTCAAATATCAATTATACCGGAATAGGTAGATTTGAAATTCTAAATGGCGGATCTGATTATACTCCAGGAACATATAATAACATCCCACTAACTGGTGGATCAGGTACAGGAGCAACTGCTAGTATTGTAGTTTCTTCTGCTGGTGTAGTTTCTTCAATTACCATCCAAAATGGCGGATCTTCTTATAAAAAGGCAGATTATCTAAGTGTAGACGATGAGGAGCTAGTAAGATCACTAGGATCTTTAGGAAATTCCAGATTAACCATTTATGTTGATCATGTTGGGTTTGCTGCAGGATCTACTTCTTTGATCGTCGATAGCACTATTGGTGTTTCTAATGGAGATCTTTTAAAAGTTGGTGGTGAAGTAGTTCAAGTATCTTCGATCTTAAACAATAAACTTACTGTAGTAAGGGCAAGAGAAGGAACACAAAATATAGATCATTACGATGGTCAAGAAGTTGCACTATACAAACCAAAATATAATTTTGCCAACAACTATCAAATTTCTTCTTCTAGTTTTTCTGGATTTATCAAGTCATATAATCCAGATACACAAGAAGCTGTAATTGTATTTGGATATGCTACAGAAAAAACAAATGCTGAAAGTGTTAGAATAAGTACTAGTTTCTTTGATAGCAGCACTCCAAGTAAGTTAGTTTCTGTCGAATTTGCAGATGAAGTTGATTACAAGTTTGAATTCTCTGAAGATAATACAAATTTTGTTTCAAATCCAAGTATCAACATCCAAGAATATTACAAATATAAATTTGATACTTCCCACTCTTCTTTAACTGGCACTTATTTTGATTTAAGTCCAAGCAAAAACTATAATATTGTTACAGAAGAAAAGACGGCAACAATAATTTTACCAGGAAATCCAGGATCTTTCACAGATGTCAAGTTTGGATTTGGACCTAGATTATCAGCAAATACTTATAGTCAAAAGAAGCAAACACAATTTTCAAACTTCTACTACTTTGATAAGAATGGTATTGTATCCTCGGATGAAGCATACTTTAAAATTATTTCAGATCCACTTCAAGGAACTAAAAAGATTACATATGTAACTCCCACAAGATTTGTTTATCAGTTGAACTCCGTTCCTCTGTGGGATGGTTCTGGATCAATATCCTATACAACCACAGGACAGTTTGCTGTAGGATCAATTCACTCATTTAAAGTTATCAATTCCGGTTTAAATTATAAGAAGTCTCCAATTGTTCTTGGTTGTGATCCAAATTCTGCATTCAAAGCAAAAGCAACAGTATTGTTTGATCCAGCAACAAAAACAATTGCTGGCGTTAGAATAGACGAAGAAGGATTGAATTATCAAAATCCAAAAATTGTTGTAGTTGATAGCGATGGAAGTGGTGTAGATTTTGCACTAGTTGCCAGAAATGGAAAGATCTTTTCAATTACCGTAAAAAATCCAGGAAGAGGATACACATATGCTCCAGAAATTGAAATTATTGAAGGAAATGTTGAAGCATATATCGATAGTAATTCAATTGGTGTTCCTCAAAGTATTTCAATTATTCAAAATGGCGGTGCATTCCATTTAGATAAAACTGTATCTTCAAGTTTTACTTCTAAGTATGTCTTTTCTCTTTACAATTTCTCTGGTCAGTATCAAAAAGGCGAAACTGTAATTCAGGAAATTAATGGAGTAGAAGTTGCTAGAGGAACTGTTTCTGAGTGGAGACCAGGATCTAACTTACTAAAGGTAGAAAATATTACCGGTATTTTCAGAAAAGATTATACTGTTAAATCAATTAGTAACAATTCTGTTGGAACTATCAAGTCAGTTTTTGTAACTGGACTAATTGCAGATATTACAAGTTTTTATAATAATCTTGGTTATTATAAGTCAGATAGAGGAAAACTTGGTGTTGCAAATCAAAGAATAACTGATAGTGATTTCTATCAAGATTATTCATATGTCGTAAAATCTAAAACTCCAATTGACCAATGGAGAGAACTGATTAAATCAACGACGCACCCAGCTGGATTTAAACTATTCGGACAGGTTGATGTTGAGGCTAGTGGTTCTACGACGATACCACAACAAACAGCAAACAGCAGTCATTTTTCAATTATTCAACTTTGGGACCCAGCAAAAAATATAGTAACGATTGAAAATACTAGAAGAACTGTAACTCAAACTATTCAGAAAGTAGAAAGTCAGAGAGTACGTAGAGGTTTTGGATCTGCATCTCCATCTGAGTTTAATTTTAGTGAGTATCGCGCTTTTGAAGTATCTTTAACTCAACCATTTAATGGTTATTATGATAGTGATGGTAGGTTGCAGGGAAGAACTGTATTTCAGATAAGGGATGATAATGGTATTCCATTTAGTCCAATTAATGCGAAGAGTTTGATTATTACTTTAGATGGAATTTTACAAGAACCAGAAGTAGCATATACAGTTCAGAATGATACGATTATTTTCTCTGCACCACCTCTTGGACCAGGAACAGTAAGAACTGGTAACGATTTAAATGATCTCACTCCTTATAATGGTGTCACTTTCTATGGTAAATATTTCTCGTTTAAAAACAACGAGTACAACAATAGATACCTAAGAAAAATTAGAAACATCTTCCAGAGAAATGGAAGATGGTTAGATGCTGCTAATCAAATTGAAAGAAACCGCACCTTTATTGTCGAAGAAGCAGTTGGTTATGGAAAAAACAAATATCCATCTCTAGATTGGAGTACTAAACTCGACGACTATCAAGAAGATATTGGATTTATCTTAGATGCGTATCAACACGACCTAAGATTTGGTGGAAATGTGAAGACTATTGATTATGTAAACATATTCAGAAATAATAGCGAGTATGATTACATCACAAAAAATAAAACTAGTTCGCTTGATATTTTTAGATATGCTACCAATCTAGCGACACTATCAGTTAGAAATTGGGATATTGTAGAAAATAATGTTGTTTACAATTCTGGATCATCTACAGTTACTGTTGCTGATACTAATAGAATTGCGATTGGAATGTATATTAGTTGCGGCAGAGCTTTTCCAGCAAATACTAGAGTAACTGCTATTAATAGCGCAACTCAGATAACAGTATCAAATAATGCGCTAACATCTTCTGTATCGGACCAAGCAACTTTCTATCTAAGTGGAATTAACACAGGAACGTTTTATGATGCGTCTAATTTGATTTTATCAAACAAAGCATTTCTGCAAGAAGAGATTAGTGAATATATCTATGATAATTATTCACTTCCTCCTACAGATAAACAAAAGTGTAAGAGAGATCTTGGGTACCTAATCGATGCTGTAATCTATCATCTAAGATTTGGTGGCAATAGAAAAGTAGTAGAATTTGCGAGATCATACTATACAAATTCTGGATACCCATATGGTGAAGAATTAACTTATATCAATAGAACTCCACAAGAAACTCTAGCTGCAATTGACGCATGGGAAACTTTAGGATTACTCATGATTGCTGCGATGAGAAATCAGTTGACTGCTGGAGCATATACATCAATATCGCCAGTAATTGATAGTTCAATCTTAGTAGATCCTGTCTCTCCAGTATGCCAAGAAGTTGCCGCTAGCATTAATACTATGATTGATATCGTTAAGGATATCATAGAAAACGGTGCTGGAAACGTAGAAATCACAGAGATTAATCTTAATAAGTCTGGATACTGGTCGAATACTTTTACATATTCAAACTATAACTTGATAGATGATCCTCTTCTTACTGCTCAAGAATGTAATGATGTTGCTTCGTCTTTAAATTCTCTTTATTTAAACGTCAAAGATATCTTAGATAAAAAACCAGTATCTAGAGCATTACCAGATTATGTTGATGGAGAAAATAAAGTATTCGATCTTTACTGGGAAAATGGCGATGAAGTAATTACTGATGAAGATGAAAATCTATTCCTCACCATTAATGCAGTACTTCAAAGACCAAAATATACAGAAGAATATCCAAGATTTGATGCTTATTATATCAATAGAACTGTAATTCCAAACCAGTTAGTTTTTGATGTTGCTCCTATTTGGGATCAAGATTTTGGCGCAAAAAGTATTGGTGAGCCAACTGCTGTAGAAAAAGTTGTTGGTGTTGGTGTTGGAAACTACAAGAGACTTACTATCGATTATAACTTGGTCGATAATGTAAAGTCTGGTCCTTTCTTGATCTTAGATGTCGAGAACTATACGGTTCAATCAATCGAAGAACCAGATTTCTTATACGTATTCCTTGATGGCGTACTTCAAAGACAAGGTTATTCTTATAGTGTATCTGGTCCAAATATTTTCTTTAATGTTCCAATATTAAAGGAAATGAAGATCGACATGAGATATCTTTATGGAAAGGATATTGGTCAGGTTCTCAATATCTACGATTTTAATCCAGACACATATTATGCAAAATCTCGTGTAACACTAGAAGTATCTTCCGGATTATCTACATTTGTTAATTATGGTTGGATGGGAAATAAAATTGGTTCTCCAATACATGCGTATCAACTCAATCTAAATGGAACATATAGAATGATTGGTGAGATATCAAATGTCTACGTGAATAGCAATACTATGGAATTTGATGTATTTGGAAGTAAATATCAAATTGATCCTAATGATGATGTCATTTTTGCTGTTAAAGGATTTTATAATATCAACACAGCGGTAGAAATTACAAATTCTACTGTTATCTTTGAAAAAGACGAAGATAATCGTCTATTACTATCAGATTTAAATCAGATTTGGTCTGGTACCATTTTAGGAAAAACATACAAAAAACCATTTACTTTCCTTTCGAACAGCGATTTAATTAGACTTGATGGAGAAGATACTTTCAGAAAAATTAAAAAACTTCCTGGAATAACAACAAGTAAAGAAGGAAGAAACAATCAACAAGTTTCTAATTCTTTATATGGTATTGTTGATATTGAAACTTATAATGGTGTTACCAGAGGGGAAGGTCTCAGTATTATTGCAAAAATTGAAAACGGTAAAGTTGTAGACCTAGAGTGGAACCAAAGAAGCTATGATCCTTTAACACAACCAACAGCATATCAATACTACATTCCACCAGTATTAAATTTCATTTCTCTTGATGGAAATGGCGGTGGAGCTAGGGCAAATGTTCTTGTAAGTAAAGGTCAAGTCATTAGTGTTGATCTGATTGACGGTGGATCTGGATACACTAAGGCACCAAAGGTGGTTGTCTCTAGAGGATACGATATTTTAACCGAAAGAGATATTGGTGTTTCTCTCATTAATATCGGTATCAATCCCCTTATTGACAGTAGTGGTATTACAGCATTTTCTTCTATTGATGTTCTTGGCAATCAAGTATCTGGTGTTAATACATTTACTTCGATTTTCTTCGAAAGCCCAATAAGTTCTGATAGAAAAATTACTGCCATCATTCAACTGGTTGAAAATACTGGAGAAAATTTAAGCAGGGATCACATCGAACTTCTTGGAATAGTAAATCCAAATAGAGAAGAAATTGAAGTAATTGACGTATTCTATAATGCTACACAGTTTATTAGTGTAATATCTGGAAGAGTTGCCGATATTATTTCTACATCTATTGTAACAACGAATAGACAGATTACAAGTACTGTTGAAAATCTAATTCCTAATGATGCTCTCACAAATATTAATTACTATGCTACTGGTGCTTATCTTGATGTTGATCTAGGAATACTTGATAAAATTGTTTATGTTGCGGATACCAGTAAGTTTAAGACTAACGGTTATCTCTTAATTGGGGATGAAATTGTAAGATATTACAGAAAGTTAACAGATAGATTCCTCAAAGTAGAGAGAGGTCAATTAAGCACAATTGCTAAGGCATGGGTAGCTGGGACTTTCTTACGTCAACTTCCAGATCCAATATCTACTGTATTTGGTGGCGTTTCTATTGTTGAATCTCAATCTCAACTTGTTACGGTACAGGGTGGTTTGGGGACTGCTAATCAGGCAATAACCTCATCACAAATACAGAGTGTAACTCCATCAACATCAATTACATCAACTCTGAACTTTATAGAAATTGGAATTTTACCAGCAGTAGCTGTAACTTCAATTTCAAATGTAACTGCCAAAACATTTACAATTGTTGAGACACCAGCAGATTTAGTACAATCAGTGATTGTATCGCATTCTGCTTCATCTGTATCTGGTGTACTACAACATGTTACTGCTGTAGTCGATGTCAAAAAAGATGTCTTTATAGAAACACAAGTACATCCAACTGTAAGTATTCAATCAGTAGCTAAAGTTACTAGTATTGTTCTGCCAATTGTTGCTTCTGCTGTTGATATAATTTCTGTATTCCAACTTTCTTCAGCACCAACAACTATAAAAACAACAGTTGAATCGATTCAATTTAATTCAAATATTCGTAAAGAATCATTAGAAGTTCTATTGATTCCTCCTCCATCTGGAGTTGTTGATAGATACACAGAAATTGCGTTCATTTCAGATCCAATTCAGACAAGACTAAATGGATTTGTAGATCTTATTGATATTGGTGGGGTGTATTCAGTTACATTGAGAGATGGAATTTCCACTATTAATATAAGAAACTCAGTATTTGGATTATCTGATCAATATGTTGGCAACTATACACCAACAAATGCTGGACATAGAATATCGCACTTCTCTGGAATTTTTGATGATGGATCTTCTGCTGTTTCTGGATTAACTATTCAAGAACTTGATACATATTATCCATCATTAACCTTACAAGATTTTACAGAAAGAGCAAATTCAAGTTATACAATTTCTGGAGATTATTTCAATCTTTTACCACCGTCAATTCAAAATCCAGTTACAGTTTCTCAAAATTCTGGAACAATTAATTCTACTATATCTGTACAAAAGACCACATACTTCCCAACTAGTGGATACTTATTCACTGGTAATGGTGGTGTAGTTCAATATACAGGCAAAACTTCAACTACATTTACTGGTTGTTCTGTTATTAGAGGTTCTAATTCTATAAGTGTAGGTACAGAAATCATACCATTCCAAATAACCTAAATAACTGCATAAATATAAATAACTTTGGCACAAATCACGTCGGAACGGAAAACCAATGGCTGCTATTATCTCTGATAAATTTAGAATTTTTAATGCGAAACAATTTCTAGAATCGCTAACTGAAGGTGCTACGGATACGGGTTCCGAGCGTACTAGGATGTATTTCTTTGTGGGACGCCCACAACCATGGAGAGCGTACTTAGAAATCTATTCTAAGTCTTCAACTGCTTTTACTGTAGGTAATGAAGTTTTTGTTGGAACATATGGTTCTACTGCTTTCCGTGCCACTATTGCAGCAGTTTACGATACCGCTCTATTTCTAACCGACGTTTTTGGAAGCAACGGTGTTAATTCCGTTCCTTCTTCTGGTAGCACCCTTCTAGAAACAGCAGATGGTGGTTCTACAACAACTAGCGCAACCGCTAAGTCGGGAGTTTATCGTTATGCTACCGAAGACGTTCCCCCTATGCCTCTTGATAATCAGGCAGAAAAGAATGCAATCTATGATGAACTAATCGCTGCCAAGAGAATTACTGATTCATTTGCTAGAGAAGTAATTCGTCGCTACAATTGGGATCTAGTTGCTAATCCCAAGTTCGACATGTGGAAACCAGATTATTCAGCAACTCCTGGTGGTGGTGGTCAAATTGGTAAGACAACTGCTACTGGTGCTACTTCTATTGCTGATGCTAAGTTCTATGTGATGAACTCTGCTTATGAAGTTTTCAAGTGTCTCTATAACGGAGAGAACCCTTCAAACGCTAGCGGTCAAAACGCAACCGAAGAACCTATTACTACCGGTGCTAACTATACTTCAGCAACTGGACTATACGAAGAAACAACTGGAGCTGGTTACATCTGGAAGTACATGTATACCATGCCAACTGATGATGTTCTGAGATTCCTTTCGTCAGACTTCATGCCTATCGTTCTTCCATCAAACTCCTCACGTCAGGCAGTTACAGCAGCTGCTGTAGATGGAGCAATTGATGTTGTTTTAATCGAAGATGCTGGAACAGCTCTTCCTGCTTCTCAGACACTATACACCCCAATTCTTGGTGATGGAACTGGTGGTAAAGTTAAGTTTGTAACTAATGGTAGCGGTGTAATTACTTCTGCTGAAATTGAAGCAAGAGGTTCTGGTTACACTTACGCAAATATTAGACTTGTAAATGGTAACGTTTATTCGAACGTTGGTTTAACTACTTCGGTTTCAGTTGGAGCATCTGCAAGAGGTGCTATTGAAGCTATTCTACCACCTCTTGGTGGTCATGGCAGCGACCATGAAACAGAATTAAATGCTAAGAGAGTCATGACGAATATTCGTCTAACTTATGCTGAAGGTTCTGGAGACTTCCCAGTAGATAACGATTTCCGTAGAATTGGTATTCTAAAAGATCCATATAATTATGGAACTACGACTTTCTCAACAGCAGATACTCTTTCTGGTCTAAGAGCAGTTAAAATTACTGGTGCTACTGCTGACTATATTGCTGATGAAAGAATTCAGCAAACAGTAACGGGTGGTACTGCTTATGGTACTGTTGTTTCATGGACACTCGATTCTGGTTCAACGACTGCTGGTGTTCTTAAGTATATTCAGACAAACGATGCCCATACAGATGCAGGTGTTGTCAGAGCGTTTGAAAGCAACGGATCTAATGCAATTACTGGTCAACTTTCAAGTGCCTCTGGAACTGTGAATACTTCATACAGTTCGTCTCTACTTGGTTCCACATTTAGTAGTGGATTAGCAAACCCAGAAATTAGAAATAATTCGGGTGAAGTAATTTACGTCGAAAACCGTCGTCTAATTACTCGTGCTCCGGACCAAATTGAAGATATCAAACTTGTTATTGAGTTCTGATCCTCGAAAACTTCGCTAAATACTTCAACGAGAATGCTAGTATTATTGGCGAGGTACAATGCCACAGAAGACCAACCTTAACGTAAATCCTTACTACGAGGACTTTGATGCGAAGAAGAACTTCTATAAGATTCTCTTTCGTCCAGGTTACTCCATTCAAGGCAGGGAATTAACCCAGTTACAGTCCACTCTCCAAAATCAAATTGAAAGCTTTGGAAGATATGCTTTCAAACAAGGGGAGATGGTTATCCCAGGTGAGGTTGGTCTCAATACAAAATTAGATTATGTAAAACTATCTTCAGTTTCCGAAGTAGCTGTTAGCGAAGGAAATGATATAGTTTATAAGAAGTATGATATTTCCCAACTGGTCGGCCAACAACTAGTTGGGTTAACTTCTGGTGTTGTAGGAACAATTTTAGCAACAAAGGAAGCAACAGAAAATTCTGCCGACACGATATTTGTAAACTACTTGACTAGTGGTAATTCAAATACAGAACCAACTTTTAGGCAGGGAGAAACTCTAGAAGTTATTGATGGTGTTAATACTCCGCTTTTAGTTGTTGGAACTGATGGTAGTGTTCTTCCAACAAGTATTAATGTTACAAATCCAGATACCGATGAAGTAACTTCAATTGAAAGCCCTGCTATGGGTTATGCTTCTGCTGTGAAAGTGGAAGAAGGAATTTATTTTTTAAACGGTTACTTTGTTCGTAATGATGCCGAATTATTAGTAATTGAAGAATACTACGACAAACCATCAGCAAAAGTTGGTTTTGTCATTAATGAACAAATTGTAACTCCCGAAGAAGATGATTCGTTGTATGATAATGCAATTGGTTCTTCAAATTATACTGCTCCAGGAGCACACAGACTAAAAATCACAATTTCTCTAAAAGAGTTTGATTTAAATGCTATTACAGATAAAAACTTCATTCAACTCCTAACCGTTTCAAGAGGAGTTATACAAAAGAAGGTATCCGTAACTAATTACAATCTTTTAGAAGAAACTCTTGCTAGAAGAACTTTCGACGAAAGTGGTGATTATGTTGTAGACAACTTTTCGATTGATATTCGAGAATATGCCCAGAAAGATGGCAATAGAGGAATATACTCTATTGATGAATTTGGGTTATACAACAATTTGACAACTGGCGAAGCATCACGAAAGATGATTGCTAGTATTGGTCCTGGAAAAGCATACATTAAAGGATATGAGATTGTCAACAAAGAAACAAAATACTTAGAAATCAATAAGGCAAGAGAAAGCCTAAGCAGCGATAATGTAACATTAAAAACAAAAGGTCTTCCGACTTTTAGTATCACTAATGTTTATGGTAGCGTACCTCTCAACAAAGAAGGTTCTGATTTAACTGCATATCCTGATGTATTTTTATATTCATCTTTTAATGATGGATCTATTGGATTAAACAATACCGAATTGCCATCGGATCATAGACAAACTCTCAACAGAAGAGGATTGATCTTTAATTCAAATGATGCGATTAAAACAATTACAATTCAGGTAAGTAGCACAACTACTCTGATCGGATCAATTACAGATGGAACATTTCAAAATCTAATTGGAACTCTATACTTTATCAAATCAAGAAGTGATGTTGGATCTCCTACTGCGGTTGGAAGAATCAATTCAATATCGTATGCCACAGTAAACAAACCACTAATTAATCCATCAGTATCGGTTCAATTTTTGGAGCTTACTGTAACTGGAGCAAAGGATGAATTAGAACTTCTTCTCCTCGAATATGATAATGGCGATTCTGAATTTAAAAGAAGATTATTCCTTTCAGAAGCAGACGCTCAAATAGATGATAATGAATTTGGATTTGTTGTAGATTATCGCCAAACAATTACTCCCGTTATTGGAAAGGTAAAGCCAAGTAATTTCTATCTACAAAAAAGAGGTCCAGGATTTAATTCAGATTCTGATATTATCTTATCAAAGGGTCGTCTTTCTAGGGGAGCAGCTGCTTATAATTCAATTTTTGGATTGTCTTATTTCGATCCTCAGTTTTTTACTAAGATAACTCTAGAATCGACTATAACAGGCACAGACGCATTTGACGAAGGCAAGTATATCTTTGGTCTTTCAAGTGGCGCATACGGCGTTGTAGAGGGCGCTCCAAATGGTGTTTATACCACAAGCAATCTTCTATTTGTAAAAACTCTATCCGGAAGATTTATCCCAGGTGAAACTATTAGAGATGAATCCGGGAACACTATTAAAATTGCCAAAGAGAATACTATCTCTCACTTTATTATTCAGAACAGAGGTTTAGGATATTCTACAGGATCTACAATTATTATTAATGGACTTGAGTTTGATTCTTCAAAAGTGCAGTTGTCTCTAACTGGCGATGGAAAAGTTTACAAGGCTATCATCAACGACAGAAATGCCCTTAATACAGAATATTCACAACCACCTGCAGTAAGTGTTAAAAATCCAGATGGTGCTACACCTCCAAATGCTGGAGCATCAGTTGTTCCTGTTTTATTCAGAGATGCTGTAGTTACATACACCCCGCAGAATGTGAAATCAATTGGTTGTAGATATGGTTCCGGAAATGCGAATTCGTTTAGTGCAGATATTCTAATTGATGACCAGGACTTTTCCGAAATTAAGTCTGTCACAGACTTCACATTCTTTGGATCACAAGGATATGATTTCATCGAATCGACAAGTTTTAGTGCTGACGCAAGTTCTCTTCTAGTACAAGGAGATATGGTGCAGTTCTCTGACGTAGACAATAATTTAGTCAGAGCAACAGTTCAATATGCCACAAAACCATCTGGTTCTTCAAAGACAAGAATTTATCTAGATACTGTCCTTCCAGGTGACATTAGTAACACAAGTATTGTACGCTTGAGACCAAAATTACAAAATCCAAATTCAGGAACTTTATTATTTCCAACTGGAAGTAAGCAGGTAGAAAAAATTTCTGCTGGTGGGGATGACACTAAGATTAAGTATTATTTCAGAAGAGATTTTGTTACTACAGCATCTGCTAGTGGCGGTACTGTTACATTTGCAGCACAACTTCCATTTGGAACTCAAAGATTTTCAGCATTTTTAGAAAATAATTTTGTAATTACTGTTTTGAATAAAGGAGATGCTCCAAATATTCAGAATGGAGACATCATTTATGTAAGTCCAGATGCTGTTGAAATTTCTTCTTCAACTGATACATCAAGTGGATTAACTTCTGGAAGTATCAGTCTTAATTTGCCATCAACATATTTTGGTACAATCCCTTCAAATGGCACATTTCCAAAATTAAAACTTACAGCAACTTTAGAAGTAAGCAACGCTAAACCAAGATTAAAAACTGCAGTAAGAAATAAAAGAGTTGTTGTTAATTCTTCTGGTGACAGAGTTCTTCCTTTTAGAGGAACTGACTATGATAACGAAGTTGTAGAAGTACTTTCATATTCTGATGCCTTTAGATTAAGATATGTCTACGAGGGAACTAGTACACAACCACCTGACGTTGATAGTGCTGGTAATTTGATCTCTGGTACTGATGTTACTTCAAGATTTACTTTTGATGATGGACAAAGAGATACCATTTATGATGTCTCAAGAATTGTTTTAAAACCTGGATTTGAACCAACTTCAGGACAATTATTAATTGCTTTTGATTATTTTGAGCATTCTCAAGGAGATTTTTGTACGATCGATAGTTATCTACATGAAGCTGGTGTTGGCGAAGATGAAATTCCATCATTCAATTCTTCAGTCCATGGGAATGTTGAGTTAAAGAACGTTCTTGACTTTAGACCAAAAGTAGATAACAACGCCATAATTGCTGGTTATCAGGATGTTTCTTCTCTAGAAATAACTACTGGGCAATTCTCTGGTCCTGGATCTGTTATTGCTGCAACACCTGCTCCAGATCAAAATATTGAATATACATTCTCATTCAGTCAGGTTCAATACTTAGATCGTATCGATGGTATATTCTTGAATAAGAGGGGAGAATTTTTCGTCAAAGAAGGAAATTCATCGCTTAACCCATCAAAACCAGATACCGTTGATGATGCTGTTTCCTTGTTCTATGTTTATATTCCAGCGTATACAAAGACGAGTAAAGATGTAAGAGTTACTCCAGTAGACAATCGTAGATATACGATGAGAGATATTGGTAAACTTGAAAAGCGTATTGAGCGTTTGGAGTACTATACAACTTTGAGTATTTTAGAGCAGCAAGCTCTCAATATGCAGATCAAAGATGAAATAGGATTAGATAGATTTAAGAGTGGTTTCTTTGTAGATAATTTCGAAAGTCATAAGGTTGGCAATCTTTCATCACTTGATTATAAATGTGCTGTTGATAGTCAGCAATCTGTTCTACGTCCGCAATCTAAAGAAGATTCTATCTTCCTCAAAGAAGTCAACACCAGACAAGATCAAAGATCTGTTGCAGGATATCAAAAATCTGGAAACATCATTACTCTTCCATATAGTAACTTAGAATTACTAGGAAATTCATTTGCTTCAAAAACAATCAATCCAAATCCATTCGTTGTTATTCAATATGTTGGAGATGTTGAAATTTCTCCAAATATCGACCACTGGTATGATCAAAGTATTGATCCAGTAGTAGTTGATACAAATACAAGTCTGTTTAATATTTTCTTGGCAAAAGAAGATTCAAAAGAAAGTTTCTCAAGTCTTCACAATTCATTTATTGTGAACTGGGTTGGAACTGCTCCATCATTTACTTCCATCAATTCTTTGGGCGAAGTAAATACTCAGCAAGCATCATCATCTGTTTCTATTGCTTCAACTGCTAGTTCTTCAAATATTAGTCCACAAAATAATGATATCGGAAAAGGAGTACAGACAAAATCAATTAGTGGAAAGTTGGTTTCAAATGCTCTTTCTTTCTTTGTCAGAAGTGTACCAGTAAAATATGTAATCAGAAGGTTAAAACCCAACACAACAGTAAGTGTATTTTTAGAAGGTAGAAATATAAATCGCTGGGTAAATCCTGATTTGAGATTTACTGGAATTGCTGGCAATTCTCTTTCTTCGTTTAATGGAAAAATTACTACTGATGAAAATGGAAATGCAAGTGGACTAATTTTAGTTCCAGCAGGTGTGCCACCAAGAGAGAATGCAACTTGGACAGGAGACGTTAACACAGTAGATTATGACACAATAGGCGAAGAAATTCGTTTGACTACTGGCGTACTTACATTCAGATTTACTTCAAGTCCAACAGATGTGTCAAAAGAAACAGTTGATACATATGCAGAAGTAAAGTATTACGCTACCGGTTTACTGCCAGAAAATCCAGCAAGTATCGTATCTACAAAACCAGCATACTTCAAGTCAAACGAAGGAGTTCAAATTGTAGATAGTAATACTGATAATCCACTAAGACCAAATCCATTAGCTCAGACTTTCAAAATTGAAAACTACGACGGTGGATTGTTTACCACAGGAGTTGATATTTTCTTCTCTAAGAAGAGTAGCAATATTCCAGTTAAAGTTTACTTTACTGATGTTGTTTCCGGAAAACCAGGAAAGAATGTAATTCCAGGAACTGAAAAAGTTTTAAACCCAAATACTTTACTCAAGTGCTACGCTAACGGAAATGTATCTGTAACAAAGGGAGAACTAGTCACAGGTTCCAGTTCTTCTGCAAGTGGTCCAATCTTAAAACTTATCGATAAGAACGGTGTTGAACTAACTGCTTCAACTTCTGGAAGATACTCTTTAACTAACGAGCAAGTATATACTCTTGTCCTAGGAAATCATAATGGCAAATCATTCAAGCAAAATGAGGATCTAATCATTCCATCTGTGACGTTAGCAAATGCTACAGATGGAACAGACCTAAAACTAACAATTGCTAAAGATAGCGGTAAACTCTCCGATATCAGGGTCAAAAATCCAGGGCAGAACTATAATAGTGCGATCTTAACAATTGAAAGTCCACAACTTCCCGGAGGTTCTGCAGCAACTGCTCGTATCGAAGTTTCTGGTGGTAAAGTTTATAATGCTGAAATTTCTCTATCTGGTTTTGGATATACAGAACCACCATCTGTTGTAGTAAAGGGTGTTGGAAATGGATCTGGTGGTTGTGAAATTGAAACGTTTATAGAGATTGATACTCCAGCAGTACTTATGGGTGTTGCTGTAGATACAGACGGAGTTACAAATTCAACTATCCCAACTCACTTTGGATTTGATTATCCAGTTTACTTACAAAATGATACTGAGTATGCTCTTATTCTCGAAACAGATTCTGTTGATTATGAAGTTTGGGCTTCTCGTTTAGGTGATATCGATATTTCAACCAGCACAGTAATCACCACACAACCATCTCTTGGATCAGTTTACAGATCTCAGAATGTTGATAACTGGACTGAAGATATTTTTGAAGACCTTAAGTTCAAACTTTATAGAGCAGAATTTAATATTACCAGACCAGCAGAATTACTTCTAACAAATAGAAATCTTGGATATGAATTGTTAAATTCAAACCCATTTGAGACTAATGCTAGTGCTAATACTAACGCATCATCAAAACTATTCAAAAATAATAATAGCATTATTAAAGTAAATCATAGAGATAATGGATTTGAAGCATTTGGTAAATCTTATGTGTTCTATAGAAGTGCTGAAGAAGTTGCTGGTATTACTTCTGATATTCTAAACAATACGCTATTCCAAGTAAGCAATTCCGGAATTGATAGTTATAATATTAGATCTATTTCAAAGGCATCGGGAAATGCTATTGGTGGGGGAACAAACGTCTATGCTACCTATAATAGAAAGTTTGAAACTTTATATCCGCAAATTCATTATCTAACTGTTACCGGAACTAAACTTGATACATTTGTTAAAACTACCAATATTATTCCAGTAGATTCTTCAACTACCAATTATGTTTCATATTCTCAAACAGACTACGAAAAAACATTCTTAAATGAACCACATTATTTTACAAACCAAAAGATAGTTGCTTCTCAGATTAATGAAACGTTAAACAACGTTGATCGATCACTAACATATAAAATGGTATTGTCTTCTACTAGATCATACTTATCTCCAGTAATCGATCTTTCTAGTGCTTCACTAAAAACTGTTTCGAATAGAGTTGAATTTGCTTCTGGCAAAGAAGATAGATTTGGAAGAAGAGATCAAATTATTGAATTTTATCCAGTCTACAGATTTGAAATCTCTGGAAATGGTGGAACTCAAATTCAATCTAATCAAACTATTACCGGCGAAACTACAAAAGCAACCGGAACAATTGCTAAAGTACAGGGTAATAATGTTTGGGTTAGAGTTAAAACTAGTCAATTCTTCCAAAGAGGAGAAGGAGTAACTTTAGGCAACCAATTATCTCTTGTCAATACTGTAATTGATTCAAATCCATCTCAAGTACTAGTATCAATTGCCGATGCCTCGACAATTATTGCTCGTAACCCATCTGTGATTTTACAGACTTATGACAATATTATTACTGGTAAAACAGTAGTGTGGAATAATAAGACGCAAGAATTAATCGTTCGTACTGATGTCCATCCAATTCTTGATGATTTCTTTGGTCGTATAATTGATAATCCAGCATTTAATAGAAATGCTGATACTAATGATCAAATCTCTGATATCTTTAGAGTTGGAGATTACATCAAGTATCCAAATCAGCCAAATGATCAAGCTTCATTCTTGGAAGTTAAGAGTATTACATATACCGATGGTATTGATTATGTCTCTGATAATACTTCTAAAAATAGTTCCGCTGTTGCTAAGTATGTAACAAAGGAGGTTTCTATTGGAAGTCCTGCCACTTCAATTGATGTTCGCTTGACAGCAAACGTTAAAGACGTTCAGAATATTCAAGTTCTTTATAGATACAAGAAAGCGTCAAGTCAGGAAAACTTTGAAGATATTGATTGGATTTACTTTAATGAAACTGGTTTACCAGATACATTAGAAATTCCAAATAGTGAAAATAGTATTTCTGGAATTGTCGAGAAGCAATCTTCGTATCAAGAGTTTAAGTATAGTGCTTCTAACTTACCAGAGTATTCTTCTTTTGCTATTAAAATTGTTATGAAGTCTGTCGATCCTGCCTATGTTCCAAAAATACAAGACATTCGCGCTGTTGCTTCTTTCTGATTTCCGCATATGGATTATATAAAAGTTGCTGGGCATGATGGTCTCGTGAGAGACGAGAACACAGGTGCCATCTTGAATTTGGATGATTCTTCTATCGAAGCAAGGCGTAAATCAAAACACCTCAGTTCCGCATTAGAAGACATAAATATGTTGAAGAATGAAGTTTCTGAGATCAAAACTTTACTTAGAGAGTTAATCAAAAATGCCAGCAATTCAAGTAGCTAGAACTGATACCTTTGAACAGCAA